GGTAGAGTCTTATATTTTATTTATGACTATGGACTAGTTATGGGGTTATTACTAGAATCATGTCTTTGATAAGTACCCACACCAACTGCCTGATTGTTTTCATCGTGACGTTGATATGAAGCAGGAGTTCTAGTTCCCACCCCAGCATTACTGTTGTAAGTGTATGCAATATAATCAGAATTAAAATTTTGATATGTCACTGTTGACCAACCAGTCGTACCGCCAAGATAAGAAACAGTAGTAACTCCTGGTTGAGTTGAGTCCTGAGTATTGCTTTCGTCGTGGCGGATATATGACATTAGTCAGTTTCCTCTTCTGGAGTTGGTTCTTCTTCGGTCTCTGTTTCTGCAGAAGCTTCTGGTTTTTCCTCTTCTTCGGCATCAGCCTCAACTTCCGCTTGAGTTGCACCGAACATTGAAGCAGCGACTTGTGGTCTCACTTCGTCAATGTTTGCAGCGGATTTCTGCATCAAAATGTCTTTCAAACGATCACTAACTTCGGATGCTGAAGCACCCTTAGCAATCATATCAACTACGTCATCCATGTTCTTAAAATAATAAGTAACTCAAATTATTTATATCTCGCCACCATCTGGTAGTTCTGTGGCAGATCCGTCAACCTCTGGATCTTGTGGATTACCACCAGCACCTAGATTAGTAGTGTCTAAAGGTAGTCCCGTATTTGGATCTACTGGTTGACTTGGGTCTGGAATAATTCCGTCTTTGATTTCTTTTTTTATCTGCTTATCAATTTCTATGATCTCTTGATCAGTCTGTTTGAATACATGTCTTCTTACATAATCTGCAGAATAATATCTACCAATATAAGGTTCAAGTGCAGTTGCAGTTTGAACTCTTTCATTCATTAACTCATTCTCTTTTAGTTCGGAGAAATGATTATCATAAACGTAATCATATTGAATATGTTCTGATAATGCATCCCAATCTTCCATAGAAACAATGTTCTTGAGGAGTAATTGAGTTCTCAACATATCATGGAAAATTTGTGAGAATCTCTTTCTCATTCTTCCGACAAATTTTGTGAACTTAATTTCGTCTCTTAGAATTTCGGAAGAACGACCAAGATTAAATCCAGTTCCAGATGCAAGTCTAGACTCAGGAACACCTAGTGCTCTGTATAGTTTCTTTTGGAAGTACTCAATATCTGCAAGTTCGCCAAGATTTTGTCCACCAGGTAAGGTAGTAATCTCAGTTCCACGACCACCTTCGCGACGAGGGAGCCAGAAATCTTCTAGCATACTCATCATTTTGCGGTCATCACGAACTTCTCCAGTGTTCGCATCATAAACCAACTTATTACGATAACGGTTCATGACTTCACGCAGATATTGTTCTGCTTTGATCTTTGGTAGATTACCAACATCAATATAGAAAATTCTACGTTCTGGTGCTCTTGATAGTCTGTAGATAACTAAAGAGTCTTCAATCATTCTAAGTTGATTGAGTGCCTTAATTGCTTTGTGGAGATATGAAAGAACTGTATTCTTATTTCTATCTACCAGACCAGAGTGAACATAGGTGATTGCATCTTTTGAGATCCTAGTTACTGCACCAGCACCAGTTTTGAATGATCCTGCTTGTTTACCCATACGTCCATTAGGATCGTATTCGTAATATTCTTCGATTTGCGGAGCAGAAACTTCACCAGCACCTTTTACAGTTGCAATTGCTGGACCAAGTGGATTATTTTTATCTTTTTTAATTCTTCTGATATGACGAATTTTTTGTGGATCTATGTATCTTAATTCTTTAATACCGTCTTCTGGTTTTTTGAAATCAATTACTTTATGGTAGTAAATACGTCCATCAACATACCAGTTTCTTAAAATCTCATGACACCTATCATCAAAGTGTAATAGAGATTTGATATTCTTAAATTCTTCTCTAATAAGTTCTTTTAACTTATCTGATGCAGGAACATTCTCTAAATCAATCTCAACAGGAGAATCATTCTGATCGGAAACGATCGCTTCGTTTATTACATCTTCAATGGCTCCATCCACCTCAGGATGTAATGCCATTTCTCGATATCTTTTGATTAAGTCAAACTCAGACTTGTATACACCTTCAATATCAACGTACTGTCCATAAAAACCGCTAGAAACATAATAATCCGAAGAATCTTCTTGATTCTCCGGCACAGGAGAGACGACGGACTTTTTAGATCCGTCGTCTTCCTTGAATTTAAAACCAAATAATTTAGGCATTAATTCTCAAATAGAACTCTTCGTTCTATTATTTATGTGATATCAATTAGGTAGCTGCGGGTTCTTCCGTTGCGATTTGAGTATCGCCATTAGAATTCTGTGCATCCCACCACTGAACTTGTAAAGTTACGGTAAACTCTTCAATGATATCTGAAGAATCATAAGAGACTTCGATTTCACTGACGTTTGTTGGGAAAACACCGTAGAATTCGTACTGTTTTAGAACTGGAATAGAATCAGTTCCAGACGCTCTACCAAGTTGCTTAACATGAGCCTGTCTTTGATAATCAACTGGATTGATAAGACCAGAGTTATCATCATGCTTGTTAATTCCATTCATCCACTTTTCAAAAGCAGTTCTGATTCTGAAATCAACGTCGTTAACAACAGTAATGGTCCATGGATCGAAAGTACGATCTCCTGCGACCTTCAGAACTCTACCTCTAAAAGGAACGGGAATTTCTGCAACATTAGATGCAGGAAGTTGTGCAGCCTTACACATGAATCTGGTGATTTCATTGACGCCTGCCTCACTATCCCCCTCAGGAATTGCAAAGTCTGGGAAGTTAATATCACATTCAAACAGATTAGGGCGAGCGCCGCCCCCAATCAGTCTTGATTTAAAATCCTCTAATGTTCTTTCTGAAAATTTTGGTGCATTGGCCATTGAACGTTACCTGTAGAATAGGGTTATAAGATAAGAAAAGTTTAATTAGACAGTTCCAACAACTTCTTCAAAGCTAATTCCAGTTCGGTTAGCAACGAAGGTGAGACCGATGAAGTTGATTGATCTCGCAGGTTTAACAAAAATGTCAGCCCTAAACTGATTTGCGTCAATAACATCTGGAGTGTTATTTGACTCGTCGCAAACAACGAGGAACTCAGTGATACCTCTCTTTGCTTTAACATCACGGAGATATGGTTCAACAATGTTAACAAAATTAGATCTTGTTAACGCATCGTTGAATTCAAAGAGTTGATCTCTTGCTGCTCTCTGGATGGTATCTTCGATGGTGAGGAAGAGACGACGAACGTTGATTCTATCGAATGCAGATGCATAAGAAAGACCAGTCTTATCGCCGAATAGAATAATTCCAGAACCAGGTGAGAAGATGACAGGGTTAATTCTCTTAGGATAGAGAAGATCTCTTTGTCCCTGAGTTGGGTTATATGCAAGTTTGATTGCGTTGTTAATAACACCTCTCTGAGCACCTGCTGGAGAGAACCATGGATAATTATTGATGGAAGTTCTTGCCATCAAACCAGCAATGTCAGCATTCAATGGAACATATCTGAACTGATTGTTAAATCTGTCAAACATGTACTTATAACCACTGTCAAATACAGCGTAAGAACTTGATGTAACAGAATCAAAGAAGTTAATGATATTATCTGTTTGGGTTGTTGGGTTTGTTACGTTAACAACTCCCGCTCTATGTGGAGAGATGACTGCAACACAATCCTTTCTACCTTCTGCAATTGCAATTAGTTTGTTTGCTTTTGCTTGCGATTCAAACAGAGTATCACCACCACTTGGTCCTTGAATCAAGAAGTTTACGTCATATTCTGCAGGATTTTCTAGAATTGTATAACTAGAAATTACGTTTGCAAGTGTTGGTTCAAATCCATTAGTTGCACCATAATCTGCACCATTATCAAGGGTGTATGTCTTATTTCCAAGAAGACCGAAGGTGGTTCCACTCGCTTCTTGACCCCATGTGATATCCGCACCACTAGCGAGGACATATCCAGCTAGAGATGTGAATTCTGGTGATGCGAGAGAATCTACTGCACCTGCGAAGAGATAATTTGAATTGTTCTCAATGTAGTTCTTATAGTAGATATTCTCACTTGGAGTAATTCTTGCATCAGTAGCCTTAGAAAGGTTAGTGAACTTCTCAAGAATGTTTCCAGAAATACCACTTACAGATCCATTGTCATCAACAACGACAACGTGCATCTCATCGTTTTTACCACTTCTAGCATCAGCATACTGTGAAGTACCTGGTCTAGGAGCAATGTTCTTCCAATAAACTGTAGAATTATCTAATCCTAAAGTTTGTTGATCATACCAGTCATTTACTGGGTTTGCTGATGCGGTTGGAAGTAAACCTTCTCCGTTGTCATCAGTAGAATCGCTGGCATCTCTAGTGTAAGTAACGACTAAAGTTGTTGCTGCGAGTGCAACTGGTGCTGCAGTGTCAACAATAATTCCACCAGTTGTGAATCCAACAACTCTTGCAGAATAAGTTCCGTTCAGGGATCTAATTAGGTCTCCTGGGAAACTTACGGTCTTTTCCTTAATTCTAGTTTGAATATCAGGATTGCTGGTGGTAATGACAGTTGTACCAAGTCCTACGGAAGCGTCATTTTCAATTCTGAACTTCTCAAGAGAAGTTGCAGCACCAACACTATTAAACGCTTGCCAATAAGTACTAGTTTCTAGTTCTACCTGAGCAAATATTCTATTAAGTCCAGAGTCTGCATAATCGATTGCACTGGTTATTCCAGTAGCATTATCGGTTCTGCTGAGCATCTTAACATCAACAGATCCGTTATTAACCTTAGTGATGATACCTTTTGTATAACCACTAAATGTTTTTACCGTTCCGTCGAATGGATCAGCATAATTGGTTGAGAATCCACAAGTGAGTCCCATTCCAACAGATAGACCAAAAGTACCAATAGAAACTCTTTGGTCAGCAGCTGAGTCAATAGCACAAACTTTCAGTTTGTTTGCCCAACTTCCAGCTTGTCTTGAAGCGTAATACCACTCTGTAGCAGATGAATATGCATTAGCGTAATCTTCTTGCGACTTAATCTTTAGGGAAAGAACAGTACCAGCAACACCCGTATGTGCGTTGACCAGGTTATCGTCATCTGTTCTGATGACTCTTAGTGTTCCACCATAAGAAAGGTAAGAGGATGCACTCATCCAATATTCATATTGACCATCGGTATTTTGTGGTTTACCGAAGGTGTTAAGAAGGTCTTGTTCTGTTTCCACCAGTACAGGTACTCCGATTGGACCTCTGGCAAAAGGACCTGCAATTGCTCCCACCTGATCGTTTACTGCATCAATTCTGCCTACAGTAAGATCAACTTCTCTAACTTTTACGCCTGGTGATACTAAGTTTAGCGACATGTCTTTCCCCTCTAAAGAAGATTCATATGACTGAAACTATTTAGAAATTTGGATGCTTCAAATGGGGAAACAATGCATGAACACCCTACCAATCAGGATATTCCCAATAAACTTGTTTATTTTTAGTTCTTGATATTTTAATTCTCTTCACAGTACACTCTTTACATTCATAAGAATATGCGGATGGTAGAGTACCTCGATCTTTTCTTGTTAGATAAAAATCATTTAACAAATTTTTTGTTTTACCACAAGATCTACACTTCCTTTCATTGAGAAATAAATGTTCTAGTTCAAATGACTCTTCAAAAGTCATCAGTTATACTCCCACATATATGACATATCACCATACTCATCTGTCTTCCATATTGTTCCATCATTTTCTACGATGGTTCCTTCATCATCCAAACCATCACTGATAAATCCAAATGGTGCCATGTCAGCTTCGATCTGATCCCTTTGGTCTTCATATATTTTTTTACGAACATCATTGTCCGTCATTTCTTTAAAGTAGTCCTGTTGAACTAACCATGCAAATATAACAAGACACATTGCAAGGTCATCATTACAACCTTCTTCTGCCTCAAATGAACCTGACTTTTGAATGAATGTAGTTAACTCACTGATTACATCTAGATCAGATACAAGTAACTTGTCGTCCTCAATTAATGCTTTTAAATTTAGAGATCCAATCTTCTTTACGGTCTTGGACATCTTGACACCTAATTGTGTCTTCTTACCTGAGAATCCTTGACCAACTACTTGACCTGCACGACCCCTCATGGAACACATGAGTATATTGTCATACTCCAAGTCCATATGAATAATGGATGCTACTTGATCTCCAATATCATTAACTTCTACTAATATGAATGCCTGATTATATGCCTTCGATACATCTCTAATGATGTTCGGAAACAAGATTGGTTTGATCGTATTATTTCTATACTTAGCAACTAATCTATAAGGAAATGACGTTGTGTCACATACACAAAATGCAGAGTAGTCTTTTTCTACACCTCTTGCAACGTCAACGGTAACAACATATGTGTGATCTTCTTTTGGTTCTTCATAGATATCCAATCCTGCATTTCTCTTGATTGGATCATCATAAACAAGAGACTTTAATTTTGCTGCGGTAATCAAAGTATCAATAGATCCTAAGAACTCACACTCAAACTCAATTTTGAACTGTTGTTCTGATGTGTTCTTAATTGTTTGTTCTTTCCATTCCAAATCCCTACCAGGGACTTCAGACCAGTGAACATCAGTTGGAATATAATCGTTCTTACTCTTTTCCGCATCATGCCACATACGGTAGAAGTGATTCATACCGTGTGGGGTGGATACGATGATTACTTTGGTGTTTTTACCAGAAGTAATAGTAGGATAAACAGAGGCAAAGAAGTCATCAGCAACGTGATTTGGGACGAACGCGAACTCGTCGAGAAAGAGGACGTTGAATGACATACCTCGGACAGCACTTGCAGACGTAGAAGCTGCCAATATCTTACTGCCATTTTCCAACTCCATCGATCCTTTGTTCCAGGCTATAATACCCTGTTGCATCCATTTAGGTAAGTTCTCGTATGCAGTTTGTAACCTTCCGAGAAGTTCCCTTGCGGTTGCCGCTTTGTTTGCAAGGATACCTATGTTGACACTATCGTTGAAAACTGCATAGTGCAAAAGATAAGACACCACGGTAGTAGACTTACCAGTCTGTCGTGGCATCTTACAGATATTAAATCGATTCTCATGAAATCGATTAATCAGTTTCTCTTGGAAATGATATGGATGAAATTGTGTTAAACCTTCGTCTAGTGAAACAATCTTGATATAATTGTTTGCAAAATAAACAGGATCATTCTTACACCTGATCCACTCATTAATCTGTTCCTCCGTAAATTCAATCGGAGTATTCGCTTTTTTTAGATTAGGATTACCAAGATATACGTCACTCATAAAATCACATGTTTGCTATAGAACCTATTACTTCCTGTTGTTTAAAGTAGAGTTTTAAATAAGACTTCGCGAACTCTCTCGCTTCAGTTAGAGTCATCTTATCAATCTCTCTAGCCTGACGTTCATATTCAAGTGCTTTTGACAAATTTGAAAGTTCGATGTCGTCTTGCATGATTAACTCCTTGTAGAAACAATAATTGGTTTACCTGGATCGGTGGCACTGGGGAAGTAGTAACTCACCATTCCACCTGGGTAAATCTTTTCTACTTCGTTCTTAACTTCATCGCGGGAAGGTCTTGCCGTACCCTGGAAGAAAAGTTGCAAGCGATGGGACTTACCTCTCCATAACACTATTATAGTGTAAACGTTACCATATTCCTGTATCCTTTGATAGTCTTCAGTATTCAGATACTGGACTTCCTCTTTTTTAGTCTTGTTACCCCAGTTCTTCGCGCCAACTTTACGACACTTGACTAATGCTCCAGATGCATATGCAGAGGGCCATACAGAATAACGAGACTTGACCTTATGGTAACAAGCGTCTTTTTCTCCTTCCTGGACAAGTTCTTCAGGAATATCTGCACGAATGTTTACACTACCAGGCGTTATTTTTACATTTTTTGCATTTCGTCTTGCATTATCAATTGCTCTTGAGACGCCTTTTGCTTGATTTGCCGCCCTGTTTGCCAGGGTTCCTGCTTTGGCATCTGTGGACATATTAGTCCATTTCTTAAGATTCGCTGCTCCCCGTGCGTCTGGACCTACTTGCTCATTGGTCATGTAATCTGCAACGGTATCGATGTCATCCGCAGATCTAGTGAGTTTTGATTGAACCCATGCTTTGAGTTCACCCTCTCCAGTTTCACCCATCTTTTTCTCAAGACGAGAAACTGCATTTTTAATCGTTGCTAGTTGACGACGTGCCATTTCATACTCATGATCCCCGTCACCTTCAAAAAGTTCAGTTCTCCAATCAGAATGAGTTTCTTCTTTAGGTACGCAATTAGGAACCATTCTTCCATTCTTTTTCTTCATACCCACTTGTTTGTGAGTATCCCAACAAGGATCTTTCTTTTCTTCTGGTAATTTTTTAGGAATACCAGAACCAGGCATTAGTCTCGTATTTTTAATATATTCTGCAGGATTTAGATCTTTGGAGTTGACCTTTTTCTGAAGTTTTTTATTAATATCTTTTTCTGAAGCCATCTCTTCCAAGTTGCCTTCTAAACATTGACATGGATCATTACCACATACTGGACATGTTTCAAATTCTTCTTTGAACTTCTTACCCTTCTTCATTCGTTTGACATCATTGTCAACTTTCTTATGAAGTTCACCCATTTTCTTATCAGTCTCCAGAGCGGCATCAAGGACACCCTCTTTTGTGACTTCTGTTTCTTCTTTCTTGACACAGTTTGGATATCTCTTACCAAACATGGTCTTCATACCTTTCTTCTCATATCCCTTCCAACACTTCTCACCAAGCATTTTACTTCCAAGACCTTCAGTTGGTTTCAATGGTTCTGTTCCAATAATGTCAACTGTTTCAAATTCGAGTGCTTTGAACTCGTCTCTCCAGTTTGAAAAATCGTATGAATCGGTTACCATTTTTGCCTTTCCTTTTCTATCGGGATTTGGATCTTCTCTGCGTTTTTTAGCAGCTCTCCTATTTCTTTCGTCTTTACTCATTGAAGCGCGATCATCTGCATCACGACAGAATGGTTTGGTTTTTTGACCTGGTTGTCTCGCACAGGGTTTACCGTCATACTTACCACCTGTTTGTTTCCAACCGCCACCTTTGAACCAATCGCGAAGGGAATAACCCTTATCCTTCGCAGACTTACCATCACGTTTTTCTAATATAGTATTTTCGCTCACCCCGCCACCATTTCCTCCGCCGCCGTTGCCGCCGCCATTGGAACCACCGTTTCCATTACCGCCATTTCCATTACCATTTTTTTTACCGTTCTTTTTACCATCTTCACCATTCTCATCTTCTCTTGACAAATAACCGCCACGACCCACATAAAATCCCATGGGGATTTTTTTACATTTTTTATCAGTATAGCACCAGTACTTCCCAGGGGGACACGATTTAGCTTTGGTCATATTAGGTAAGTATGTCCTTTATCTATTTAGAATCTCCATTATTTTTGAGAAATTTCTGGAGATCCGCTGTAGACCCAAAGAAAACCGCATTGTTTGTAACGTTTGCTGCTTTAGATGATTTGCCATCGTCTTTCTCAATGTCTTTTACTTTTTTCTGAAGATCAACTAACTTGTCGGCAACATCACCGACATGCTTAATAAGTTGACCTGCAACTTCAAATGCTCTAGGAGAATCTGATTCTTGTGCAAGTTCTAAAATTCCATCAACCGCTTCTTGACCTTTTTCAATCAAAGAATAGAGATTTCCCCGAGTATATTCATAATCTTTTTTGAGTTGTTCTTGAGTAGAAGTAACGACTTCAGTTACCTCTGGTTCTTTTTTGACAATTTTTTCAGACTTAACCTCTGTGGGTGTAATATCTAAAGCATCATCTATTTCGTCGTACTTCATGCGTCCACGTCAGTTTGTTTAGTTGTACTGTAAATCTTTCCATCATTAAAATTGAATGTAGATTCGTTGAATCCAAAATCATCGTCAAGATCAATCAGTTCATCATCTGCTGCATTGATTGCGTTAACATAATCCAATGCTTCATGAGTGGTAGCAATAGTACCGTTCTCACCTCTATTTACCTTGATAACATTACCAGCAATTTCTCTGATAAACATTACTTCTTCACCAATCTGTATGTAAGTCTTAGAAATCAACTGAGTTCCAAATTCAACACTAAACTCGGTGACGTTTGCTGCAATATCTTGAGAAAGTTGAGTTGCGCCGTCAGAATTGTAATCTTTAAGAGCTTTGGGAGTTGCAACATAACGAAGTTCTCTGGATGCATTTTTTCTTTCAGTATTAGTATAATAATCGACTTGAACTTTTTTGATTATACTGTCGTTACCAGTATCCACTGGACCAAATAGATATGTTTTTGCAGTAAAGTCCAATGTATATACCAGAGATCTTCTCGTAGTAAAATCTCCCTCATAATCATCATCCATCTGAATACTATTCAAGACCATTGGAATATCTCTAGTCTCACCTATTTGTTCAACCAGATTGACTGTTAGATTAAAGTGGGGTTGAAAATATGGTAATATTTGTTCTACTATCTGTAGTGCATCTTCATTCAGTTTTGTCATAATCGACAATCTAATATTTACATTATATGGAACAGGCATAAAAGCCTTAGTCATCTTGTTATTATTTTGATCTACAACCTTAAAAGTTTGCATGGTTGAAGATTTTCTAGTTGGATCATATGAAATACCCACCATCTCAAATGCCATTCTAGGCAAAGTTATTGCAACTTCTTTTCTAAGATTTGGAGATTGTTCTATTCTCGCTAAGAACTTTTGCATAGGTCCATACGCAATAGGGACCTTTAATTGACTAAATCCATTTCCAGATGTATCTTTGTGTTTAATTTCAATGTTATTAAATAATGTACCGAAAGCTATGATAGTCTTTCTTAAAATTTCGTGATAAAAATAAGTTCCAAACATTAGAATTCTCCAAAGGGATTAGTTTGACTAAAGTCAATGATTTCGTCAGCTTCTGATTCAATATCTATATTATCTGCAAATGCATCTAAGAATTCATTTGTATCAACAGTAGATACTTTATAACTTCCTGCGGCTCCCACGACAGATTCTCCCCTTTGGAATGTTCCATTTACAGTAGCTAATTTAAGAATGCGATCATCAGCGTCCCACTCTCTCACATAACCAGTTGCACCAGAACGTTGACCAGTGACTATTTCGTTATATTCGTAATAACCGTAAGTATCTGATGTTGGAAGAGTAAATGTAATACCTGGGGTGAATGTGTAACCTGCACCAGCGTTGGAGTAAAGAATCTGAGATACTTCTCCGTTTGTATTGCGAACTACTTCTGCCTTCGCATTATTAATTTCAGAACTGACCCCAACAGATTCTGCAACAAATATTGGTTCAATGAATACTTGTGGATCGGTAGTATAACCTACACCACCACTACTAATTGCAACAACTGGGAGAACTCCAGAATTAATTACAACTGTAGCAATACCCCCAGATCCATTTGAACTAATAAATTCAATAGTTGGAGAAACTGTATAACCATAACCTGGATTTGTTAGAAGAACTCTATCGATACCTCGTTTTTGATTGACGGTTCTACTTGTCATAATAGCTACCGCAGTAGCTTGAATGCCATTCTCTGGCGTTGAAATTGTTACTGTTGGCGCAATTGTATATGCATAACCTATGTTAGAAGAATCTACGGTTATACTCGTCACTATGCCTGCGGCACTTACATTTACAGTTGCTAAAGCTTGTTCGCCTTTTTCAAAACTTTCCAAGTAAATTCTACTTGTTGATGCAGCGCCTGCACCATTATATACCGAAGCAGTATTATATATTTCAAAGTGATCAAAGTATTGAATTCCTCCAGTTGTAGATCCTAAAGATACTGGGTTGTCATCCACAAACTTTTGATTTTCATAATTAGTTCCAGAAAGATTATCATAAAACTGTCTAACTCTAGAACCTCCAAGAGGGATGTTCCAGAAAGAGAATATTGAACCATCCCAACTAAACTCAATCTTATTCCATCCAGTAGTCAGTGATATTGGTTCATTTAAGATGGCTGTGCCAAACTGTGCATTATCTGTTCTTCTTATTTCAACACTAACAGTACTATCTGCAGTCCACTTAACATTTACAAAGTTTGATTTATAAAGATATCCACTTGTTGGGGTGGATCCTGAGTGCCAATAGTAAAATTTAACAGTTCCAACAGAATTTTGTCCTGTTACTCCACGAGTTGTATTTAATTGCCACTCTCTATCATCAATTTTTAAGGAATAATAACTATCATAACCAGGTTCTACATCATTAATCTGATGATCTCTGACATATTCATCTGGTATATCGGGAGTTGTAGAAATAGCTACAGTAGCTCCATTAACATATTGTGTTCCCCCATTTAATATGTTGAATGACGAAATACTTCCATCAACGTTTAGATTTGCAGAAGCTGTTGCAGTTACACCAATACCAAAGAAAGGTTTTGATATCTTTACTGTAGGTGTAGTTACATATGCACCATCATGGATCAAGTCAATATACTGTGCAGACTTATATTGATTATCAGTTACAATACCAGACACAGAAGCAGCTGCAGTAGTTGCAGATGCACCCACAAGATTTAGTGTTAAAACATTACCAAACTGAGATACAGTCTCATTGACGGTAGATCCTTCATTATCTACTTGTGAAACGTCAATAATCTCATCTTCAAATTCAAATCTCTCACATAAGAGTTCGTAGACATATAGATTTCTGAGTTGATAGAAAGGTTTTTTACCTTCCACAAATTTAATTTCAAAAAGTGCTCCCTCTAGAGGGAAAAAGATCAGGTCTCCTTCATTAGGTCTTTTAGCCTTCTTTCTTTCTCCAACTGGGAACTGATCGATAATTGGTTGAACAAAATCATCATATCTTTCCTTTGATATGACAAGAGTTAATTCATCTGTATTTCTAACACCAAACTTTGTGAGGAGTTCTGCGCTTGCACCCTGGAACCCCTCATAGTTCATCAGATATGCTTCGATTCTGAAACTATCGTCAAACTTTGCAGCAGTGTTTTCTCGTATAACAGTATTTTCCCCAATGATCTTTCTTGGCAAGTACAGTACGTCCTCGCCATACATTTTTAACTGTTCATTGACTAAATCCTGAATGAGTCTCTGCTCACCAGGAGATCCTTGGAGAAAATAAGAATTTAGTGGAGACATATCAGCCTATTAGATCGATTGGTGGTAACTCGTACTCATTCTTAAGTTGTTCTTCCAGTTTTTCTATTTCTGCAAGACCATCTTCATAGATTTGTCTTCCGTTGAGTTGAACCCCACCAGGAAGTTGAACACCTTGGAACTTGATCATATTCATACCCCACTGTTTTTTAATCAGTGCAGTAAGATACCTCTTCAACCAGAAGTCATTGTAAACTTTGGTTGCTTCTGAAGGATTAATGATTCTGTAACAATCAATAATTAGATATTCATTTTGACCAACTTCGGTCCAATCAATATCAAGATATAACTTATGATTAGTTTTATTAAATCTAATCATTGCATGGGGATTTAGGATGTGATCCAAATCCTCAAGATATCTCTTGACCATCGAGTAGTTCAATAAATCAAGAGCACCATAATAATAAACATCATTCAAGAATAACTGATACTTAATGTTAAAGAGTCCGTCAGAAACGGTGCTAGAGTTTAACTTAAGTACAGAGTTTACTCCGATAATTGAATCAGGTAATGGTAGATAATTTACACCTTCGACATAATCAATAGATGTCAAACCTGCACCAACAACAGTTGCAGACTGAGTTGTGGATATTCCAGTCTGTTTGATTGTTTCTTTCTCGGTTGGTGTTATTTTATGTTTTAGGTAAACACGTTCAATACCATCATAGTGACGCTCATGAAAGTATTGGATCGCATCATCAATTAGATTGTCAATTTGATCGTCATCTACGTTTATTTCTAAGACTGGCTTACCTAGTTGTTTGAGGCAGTATTCTTTCAACTCCGCTCTACTAGATGGTTGCGCCATAAAAAAATACCCCTAGTTTCCTAGAGGTATTTATAAACCATGAGAGAGTTCTTACTCTCCCTTCAGTTCGCGGATCTCTTCGCGGAGGGTATCAACCTCTGCCTTGAGTTCCTTGATCGCCTCAAACGCGACGGCAACGAGGTTTCCATATGCAACTGACTTAATTCCTTTATCTTCGCTTACGAGTTCTGGGAATTCCTTCTCAACCTCTTGTGCAATAACACCGATCTGTTCTCTATTGTTTAGATCAACACGTTCGTAACGATATCCACCGATACGCGAGATTTTATCTAAACAATTTTCAAGAGGTCTGATATTGGTCTTCAGTTTGATATCAGAGTTTGCCTGAACTGTTACTGGAGCTCTAAATTCGCCATCATTTCGGAAGACGAATTTTCTTTCATTACCAAATCCACCTTGGAGGTTTGTCCAAATCTCTACTTCAAAGTCAGAGAGAAGGAAAGTATCTTCAACTTCTGCGTCAATATGAGCATTTGTAAAGTCTCTACCAACATCACCGTTCGCAAGAATCAGACAATCATCAGAAGATGTGATCATTAAACCACCGCGACCAGAAACCTGTGAGATAGATCCGTTAGAACCAAATCTCATGTAATCTGCCTGTTGGTTTGTAGGATCATTAGGTACGCTAGAGATATCTGAGAAGTCAATTCTTCCGTTTTGACCAACAGTTAGAACTGCATCCAGAGTATCTGCAGCATCAGATCTGAGGAATGATGCACCTTGGATTCCATCAACGGTATCCGCGTCAAGACCAGATCCAGAACCGTCGTTTCCAGTGTGGAATACCTGGTTACCACCGATCTGTAGGTTAGCGAAGTTGCCTTCGCACCAGCGGATGTTTTGTGAGGAAAGAACTGCGCCCCATCCATCTTCGTTCTTGATTACAAGACCGCCACCGTTCGTGGTGAAGGTTTGCGCGGGCGCGGTGGCCTCTGAACCATATTGAGAATCACTATGGAAGTTTTCGTCAAATGCAAGTACTCCAACCGCTTCCGTATAGTACGAAGCACTCATTTCAGAGTTATTGAACTTGATGGAGTTCGTTGTGATTGGAGTAGTAATTGAGGTGAAACTCAGGTTGTTTGCAACCGTATCATTTGCATCAGCTCTTACGAAAGATGTTGCCTGAATACCATCAAGTAGATCTGCGTTCAGATTATTAACCAGTGTGGTAGAAGAAACACTGAATGGTGCGGTTCCAGTTGCCTGGGTGAAGGTTCCTCTACGGAACTGCATGTCACCGATAGAGGTTAAATCTCCACTGGAGTTGATATTTGCAACATCGGTACTACCAGTAGACTCTCTGAAGATAATCGAAGTGTTGTACTGGAGGTAGAGTGAATTATTATAAAGTTGAATTCTACCCGATGCATCTCCAGTGAATGAAGAGGAGTTGGTGAAGGTAATATCCTTACCACCGAGGACTGTGAATCCTGCGGACATTGTTCCAGAAAGTGTTGGACTTCCAGTCAATGTGTAAGTAGAACCATTACCAATCAACATACTACCGTTACCAGGTAACGCGCCTAGGCCCGTACCACCTCTTGCGATAGAAAGTTGTCCAGTACTATTGTTAATATCTAAGTAATATGCACCATTCTGTCCACCAAGGGTCGCAGCGTCAATATCACCACTATTTGTAGAAGATCTGATTGTTATCGCACCATCATCTCCTACTGCAAATGTACTCAACTTAAATTTGGAAATACCAAGGGTTGAATAATCATCTGGAGTAGAAACGACTCTGTTGAGAGTCATTTGAATATCACCATAGTAGGTGTTGATTCCTACACCACCAGGTGCCAGATCTGCAGAGGTGTAAGTTACACCAATTGGTTGAGTTGTTCCAATACCAACGGACTTAATAACCTTCTTGAAGGAAGAATCACCGTAAAGAACAACGTCTGCGTTTGCAGTTCCAGAACCCAGTCTAGCAGGATCAAATACACCAGAAATGATGTTCTGAGCGTCGAGTGAACTGGAGGAAAGTAGAGAGAAGTTACTAACGTCTGAAGAAGAAGTGTTTACCGACTTAGTGTAAACAACATTTTGTTCCTGGAAGGTTACAACACCAACGTTTGCTCCGTATGTGGCGTCTAGATCAATAGTGTTAAGGATAAGACCATTGACAGAACCGATTGCCTGATTTCTTGTGGTGTGTAGTGTGAAGGAGTTGGTAGTCTTAGAACCGATGTAGTAGAAGTTTCCAGTTGTAACACCAATTGGTGCAGCACTTCCTGGTTGAATTCTAACTGCATCACCTTGAGTGAATGGGTGATTTTTAAATACAATCTGATCAGTTTGAGTTGTAATACCCGCCCTAGTTAGAGAGTGAGTTCCAGTACCAGAACTGAGTAGGGACTTGACAGTTGTAAGTGCGTAAGTGGTATAAAGTTGAACTGATGTGATACCAACCGTCTTGATGTAGTAAATTTCATTATCGAGTAGATCACTAACTACGACACCACCGTTCGTCTTGTAAAGAACTGGGTCTCCATCAACAAATGGGTGTCCAGAACCAAGAACAATACGATCATTCGCAAAGTCAATGTTACCAGAAACGAGATAGTCGGTTGGAGTGAATGTCTCAGTTACTGCAATACCAATGTTTGTTGAATATCCAACTGCACTTTCATCAGCGATGTAATCTGGAAGAACAGTACTACCAGGGAACTTCTGAGTACCTGCGGTGCCTTCTTGAAGAGCAAGATACAGTCTTGTTTCAACTTCACCAACATCAATTGTAAAGTTAGATCCACCAACTCTACCTCCGATCACACTTGGATCATTCAGGGTTAGAGTATCACCAACTGCATATCTAAATCCACCAGTTTGGATAGCAACATTTGTTACGTTACCAGAAGGTCCAATGGTAATCTTAGCACTTGTTCCAGTACCAATACCAGAAGATTGATCCAGTCTTACGCCAGTGTAAATGCCTGGGTTGGAATATCCAGAACCACCTTGTAGATTGGTGACTGCAAGTGGTACACCCTTAACTAAACCAGTTGTACCATAACCAACTGCAGGATCCACAGTTGTTACTCCAGTTCCAACACCAACTCCTGGAGGTGCGGTAACAAGACCAATTGCACCACCACCAGTAACCGCAGATACAACTTCAAATCCGTTAGTGAAACTAAAGTCTGTAAGTGCAATACCAGCGTCATTGGTAGAATCAAGAATTAGGTATTGTCCGATCAAGTCGGAGATTAGAACGAAGGAGTCAGTTGGTTCAACAACGGTGTCACCCTGATTGAGATTAGTTGCAGGAATCAGGTTAACGAGTTGAATTCTACCACCATCAAAATCAGATCTGAAGTAATTTACAGATCTTGGTGGAACTAGGTCAGCGTTGATCTGACCAATTGCATTCAACTGAACAATCGCGTTTGGAATTGCGTTAGTTGATACGGTCTTATCAAGAACAGAACCAAGTCTGTTATTGAGGAACGATCTGATTGCTAACTGAGTTGAAATTCTGGTGTTCTTAGCACCACCAGTTTCATTGTCTCCAAGACCAACATCAGTGGAGAACTCTTCAATAACAGCACCACCAGATAGGGACAGTCGGATAGAATCCAATGTACCGATGGTAACGGTGTTGTTAAAGATAATATTACCTGTTCTGTTGAATGCGGTAATTGCATCACCAACCTTAAAGTCGCCCAGTTCGTTAGTACCTGAGGAGTAAACTCGTCCACCAAGTTCAGAGACCTGCTCAGTATTTGGATCGGTTTTACCTCCATTTTCTGGTAGAGCGTTATAGTCAATACCAGAACCAGAGTATTCCCATGTATGTGCAGAAGAGTTAACAATAGATGGTCTGTGGAAGTGTAGTCTATAATCTTCAGGTAGATCTGCGATATTGAGAATCTGGTTACCAGTTGTGGTAGAGTCAACCTTAAACTCAACGGTCCAATAAGTAGATAGTCCTGCAACAACAGTAATGCCAATTGCAATTGGGTTTGGTGAGGTATGATCGGTAACTGTTAAGTTACTACCACCATCGGAAATTGCGAATGGTCTTCTGATACCACCAGATAGTTCTAGACCGACTAAGAGCTCTCTACTATCATTGTAGTAAGTTACAGCGTAACCAATTGCAGTGCCACTAGCGACAGTTTGTTGAATAAGTCTACCTGATTGGAAGTTGGCGGTAGAACCAACACCCGCTAAGGTCAACATCTGATAAGAGTTGTGTGCATCAGTAACCTGAGTTGCGAAGAAGTCTTGTGCTGCCTTCGTCAAGGTGTGGATACCGCCACCACCAGTATCTTGTAGATCAACTAGAAGTGCAAGAGAATCATCTTCATAGAGTTGAATGGTATTTGCATCAATGTAACCAACATAATACTGGTTATCATTAACAAGACCACCGATAATTCTTTGTGGTTGTGCGTCCTCATCTCCATTGTAAACAACAGGATCACCATTGGTAAATCCGTGGTTAGTAATTGTGAGAGTTTCTGCAACCGTGTTCACCGCAGTTGCTGCATTAAAGTCCTTCTGAGTTGTAGTGGGTTTGAATAGGTTAGTTCTATCTACTAAACCATCATCGAAGAATCTAAGAACATAGTTATCGATGTCAGAACGTCCGTAACCTACTGCCTTAAGGGTCTGTAGACCACCTGCAGTACCAGTTGCAGCGATTCTACCTCTATCGAAGACAAAGGAGTTTCTAGAGAATCCTGTCGCCCTTAGAGAGTAGAAACCAAAGTTAGTTGCGGAGTTAGTAATTGAGAGGTAACCACCAGACTGTGCAAGTGAACCATATCTACAGAAGATTTGGAAACAGGAAACAACCTGAGAATAACCATCGTTGATAACACGCCAACCAA